GCATTGTACCCACCCATGCGGGTGGCCTCGATCTGCTGGTTGATACTCAAGTCAGTCAGCTGGGTCTGCCTCTGGATCAATTCCAGCTGCGAGAACTGCTGCCTCTCAAAGTCACCCATGAGGGCATCCACCGACACACCAGTGACACCAGCTTCCGCTGCTCCCACCTTGGCGGTGGCTAGGGCCTCTCTGGCTTGCTTCTGGACCTTCTGGGCTGCTCGGGCTGCTGCCTCCTGCTCCTGGGCCTGCTGGAGCCTTAGGGCCTCTTCCTGCTGCATTGCTGCGGCCTGCTGGGCCTTCGCCATCTGGGACTGATAGTCCTCTTGGGCTGACGCCTGTTGCTGTTGGGCAGCATAGGCGGTACCAGCAGAGGCTGCCGTCAAAGCAAGACCAGCAACGGCTAGGGAGATTGCATCACACATGATGGTGAGTTTTCAGATGAACGAATTCGTAGAACGGGAGAGACTCCACACCCCACGTAGGGTGTAGTGCAATGAAGGAACAACCAAGCCACTTGAGCCACCGGATGTGGTCCTTGTTACGGGCATCCACCACATTGTACAGGATGTCCCTACCATTCCCATGGAGGACATCGAGCCACCAAGCGGACTGTGCAAGGAAGTCCTTGCGGAACGCTTTGACGTCGTTGGTACCCATGGCCCACACGGTACCCACATTGCTCAACGATGGATGGTTGGAGACCCCAAAGATCAGCGATGGCCTCTCTTTGTGAACCACGGTGTAGCACTGGCCATCACTGAGGCAGGCCTTGATACCTTCATTGAGGACTACTTGAGGGTTGTACCAGTCCCCATGGATGGCTGCGATCTCCTTGCGGTCCCCAAAGCGGAGCCTGGGAGCCATCTCCGCATCCCCGTACTCAGACACCCGTATGTAGGTATCCGGTACGTGGATGGGAGGATAGTGGAGCATGGTGGGTTAGCCAGTGAACCGCTGGCTCTTTGAGTTGTAGTTGGCTTCCCAATCAGCACTGACGATGGCCGATGGATACGGAGAGGAGTTCTCGATCTCAATGGTGAGCCCTTGGTTGGCTGCCAAGATCGGGAACCTGAACACCCCAGCACCGAGCCCCTGCTCTCCGATGATGCTCTGAGAGGTGTTGATGACCTGCCCTGTGTACACGTACTCAAAGGTGTCCCGACCGAGGGGAGTAACCTTGACCTTGAAGTACCGGGAGGAGTCAAACACGACGTGCCCACGGATCAGCTGGTATCGCCCTGTGGCAAGGATGGCCCTGCCACCGCTATCCGTACCAGCCTTGAGGGTAGGATTGGACAGTTGGATGGAGGCATCGTAGGTGTTCCCGATCCACACCTCTTGCAAGGTATGATCACCAGAGACCACCACGTTGACCACTCCTTGACTGACCTTTTGCAGCTGGATACCACCTGTGACACCCGCTTGGGGATCATCGAAGCGAGTCACCACTTGAACATCATCACCAGCCCCAATGTCGTAGGGGAGCGTGAAGGTGGTCCGATTGGTGACCGATGAATAGGACCGAGAGACACCTGCGGAGTTCTCGGTGAGACGCCTGTCGAGGAAGATGGTGTAGTCCGAGTTCTCATCCTTGAGCCCCGGCTGGATGTTCATGGACTCCAGGAACAGATCACCATCCCGGGCCAGCACGATGTACAGGACCGAGTTGATGAAGTCCACGTTGACCACGGTGGCCCCACCAAAGGTGAACTTGCACCACGCCGACTGGAGCTTGGAGCCATCCAGTTCAAACCACTTGTACACGTAGAACCCATTGGTCAGACCATCAGCCTGACACACCAGCATGTTCTCGTTGATCGAGACAGCCATCTTGGTGATGGTCCCCTCGATGTACTTGGGGACATGGGCTGTGATCTCAAACCCTTGAAACTGATCAGCCACTGAGCGGGGATCGAGGTAGTACTCGTAGACACCGCTGAAGGACCCACGGTCGAATCCAAAGAAGACTTTCTGACCAGCAGCCACCGGCCTCACGTTGGGCAGGTTGGCGTACTCCGAAGAGGGAGCGATAGAGACCGTCTTGGGTGTGAGAATCTCACCACCCGACAGGGAGAACTGAGTCTGATCGGAGAACATCAACAGCCTGTCCGCAAACGGGAGGGCTGAGTTGAGCTCAGAGACCTTGGTGTGGGTAGAGGCCACATCGATGGGGTCCGAGTCCAACAGAGTGAGGATCGATGTCCTGTAGAAGTTGAAGGGTTCCCCAGCTTCACTCAGGATGGTATTTTCACCAGCCAGTAAACCAAGGCGGTTCTTGTGAAAGAACATGTCTCGGATTTCCTTGGCAATGAACGAGGGGTTGGGATTGGTATCCTCATCCCCCACCTTCCGTTCCCCCCACTGAACCGGCTTCACACTCCAGGTTCCATCCGTGTTCTCCACCAGGGCGTGAGGCATGGTGGTCTCATCGATCTTGTAGGTGATGTTGGGGGCTGCTGCCTCGATCCACACACCGCTGTCGAAGAATTCGTAATCCCCTTGGCCCTTGTTCTCACCCACGAACCTCACGTAGTAGTCGTCTCCGTTCTCATCGGCCAGCCCGAGGATCTTGGTAACGAACCCATGCTTGCAAATCTTGGGGAGGTCCGAGATGGACTCCACCTCATCCTTCACCACACTCATGGCGGTGTTGCTGATCGAGTCACTGACCAGCACCGGAAAGGCTGCCTTGTCGGTCCTGTAGATCAACAGGGTGGACCCACTGCGCTTTACCACCCAAGACGTGTAGCCTTCCACCGAGGCCCCGTTGAGGCCCGTGGTGACGTGTGTGAGGGCGTTGTACAGCTGCTCCGCAATGTAGTCCGTCTGGATCTGAGCCGACAGCGTGGCAGAGGAGGTGAACGTGTAGGTTGTAGGGGTACCGACGGTCACCGCACCGCCTGACATGGTGCCAGTAAAGGATGCACTGGGGAACGTCCCAGAGTCCCCATCACCACCTGTGGAGGTACAGGTGAAGTAGTCCTTGGCGGTGTTGCTGTCGAGGAAGGCCTGTTTGACTTGGGCTGCTGTGACGGTCCCGTTGACAGCCAGCTTGAGCCTGCGGAACTCGTAGGTGACCCGACAGGTGTCGATGGGTAGACTAGAGCGAAACTCCCGTGTCAGGGTGGCATTGTACTGAGGACCGTAAATCTTGGCAGAGATCGTGAGGTTGTTGTTCGATCCTGATGGTGCCAGAGCGATAGTGGCGTAGGTGCCCGTAGTGAAGGATTTCCCGATGGTGATCGAGTAGTCCTTATCGTAGGCCCCTTGGATGATTGTGACAAACGATTGGTAGCGGGGGTCCTCGGTCTTTGATGCCGTCATGGCCGGGAGGATGTCCCGGTTCAAAATGAACGTGTAATCAGCCACCGTGAGGGCACGGAGGCGGTTCTTGGCGTCTGAGGATGTAAGGTAGGTGCTGACACCGGACTCCAAGGTGACCGTCTGTTCCGTACCATTGGCTACATCGAACACCTTCACGGAACTCGTCTTGATGGCTGCGAGATATCGGTTACCCTCTCCACGGTCTATGGTGTGGCACAGGACGTTCCCTCCGTAGGCTTCCCAGATGTTGGCAATGTGGGAAGTGGGAGGACGCTTTACCAATCCCTCGGTAACAGACCCAAGGAAGTTCTCCTGCTCTCGGCACTGAGACGGGTACCTCAAAGCATCAGGCTGCTGAGAGACCCCGTTGATCAGGTTGGGGGAGCTTGTGGAGATGAGTGGCATGGATTAGCGGGTAATGGTAGCGGCTGGTAGGTAACTGTCGAAGATGTTCAGATCGCCTGTGTCCGAGACGAACTGATCGAAAGCCCCCTTGGCTTCCATCTCATCTCGTTCACTGTAGGCATCTGCAACCCGATCCCCAGGATACCGAGCTTGAAACACTCGGCCTGCTCGGATGGTGACGTATCGCTTCACCGCCTCAGGGACATCATCGAACTCCCGAAGGTATGTGAGGGATGCCTTCAGGTCACTGGAGAACACATAGGTGTGCTCCTTGCGATCATAGAGACGGTTCCCGATCAACACCGGATCGATGTTCGGGTAGGAGGCTGGATACACATCCACCTCGACCACGTTGTTGGCAACGTAGATGTACCCGTTGACATCCTTGGCTAGGTCCACGTCGTGCTCCACGTTGAAGTGATAGCCACGACTCTGGACAGCCTTCAGTACCTCATCAAGGGTGCTCTGGGCCAGTCTCACATCCACACCAAGTTGTCCCGTCAGGGAATTCACCGGAGACTCTCCGATGGTGGCCAACATCGTGTTGACCGCTTCCAGCTTGGTTGTTCGTGTAAGAGCCATATAAAGTATCTTTGTTGGGAAAGTAAAAGCCCATCGGATCAAGCCTGAGCATTACGACATCACTCTGGGAATCCAAGGCCAGCCAAGCCACCACCACGCAACCGGCTTGCCTATTGGAATCACACACTAAGGGGACTCAACCAGAGATGTTCGATGCTAGGGACTGTAGACCCGACGGGCTAAAAAGTGGGGAGGCACCCCGATAAACAGGATGCCTCCCGGTGGACACTACTCTCTACTGATTAGGGAGCGGTCTTGGTGATTTCGACGGCGCACTCAGGGCGCAGGATTCCGTGACCCATGGCGTACTTGCCGACCATGAGGGTTCCCTGATGGGAGATCAGGTACTCGGACTCCATGCCCAGATCGAGCAACTTGACCGTGCCGATGGCTTCCTTCTGGAAGACCGTGGCGATGGTGTCGCTGAAGTCACCGGAGTAGGTGTTGTTCTCGCCAGTCGTGGCTGAGATCACCGAGTTCGGGAGGTGGTTGGACTTGACGATGTGGATACCGGCGACCTTGAGGACTTCGCCATCCGCATACACACCACTGCCACCCCAATCCTTGTTGATCACGTCCGTGGTCTGGACGAGCAGGTTGTAGTGCTCAGGACGGACGACGCAGTAGCGATCGTTCTCGGGCACGTCCTTCTCATCGAGTTCCTGGGCGGCCTCAAAGATGGCAGCAGCCAGCACGGAGCCAGTCGTAGCCACAGTGGCACCCTTCTCCAGAACCGTACCACCAGAGGTGACACCGGAGATGGTCGCGGATGCTCGAGCAGCGAGGGTGGCCAATTGGAGGGTGTTCCGGTCGAACGTATACGCCAGCGCACGACCCAACTCGGTGGAGTACGGGGCGCGAACGTCGTAGTGGTTCATGGCCTCATCGATGCGGGGGATGAACACCGAGGAGATGAGGAGCTCATCGATCGAGATGACCTTCTCGTTCTTCTTCACCTGGCTCAACAGAGCATTCTCGCTTTCGAGGATGTTGTAGCCGGGAGTGTGGTAGGCTGCCGCAGTCTTGCCGAGGATCGGGAACTGAGCAGACTTACCGCTGGAGATGGTCCGCATGACATGCTTGTCCTTCATCACGCATGTCTTCTCAAACATACTCAGGACTTCGCCTGCGAAGACCTTGAGGAAAAGTGCCTTGCTGTCACCAGTTGCGTTGATTTGGCCCAAACGCGAGGGCGTTGCATTACCTGTAACTGCCATAAGATTTGATGGGGAGAGTTGGTTTACTGTAGTCCAGCTTTGGGGAGGTGCTGGGCCTCTTTTCCACAATCCAATACCAACAGGTCACATTCCAAGTTGTCAGCCCTCAGGCTGGCTTGGGGACCACGATGACTTGAACCTCTGTGGAGAAATTAAGGGACCCACCTACTTGGTGGGCGGGAGAGGACCGATGAACCACCCCTCGGGGATGTTCACTTTGTTCGGGCTCAACTCCCATGACTTGCCGTTCCAGATGTACACCCGGGCCTTGTAGTCGGGACCAGCCCTCAACAGAGCATCCGAGGATGGAACGAGGTTGACACGTTTAGTAGCGCACCCAGCGACGACCGCCAGTGAACCGACGCACAACAGAAACGCGAGTGTTCGGGACAATGAATGGATCACGGATGGTAGGTTGGTTAGGGTTTGCGAATCGGGAGAGGAACGGTAGCACCTGGGTGCTCAGTAACACGCTTGTTCCAAG